CTTGCAGCTCGCCCCAGTAGCGATGCACCAGCGTGCCCGCGCCGGCGGCATCGAGCGCGGCGATAAGGGCATCGCGCGCGGCCATGTAGTCGGCGCCGAGCACGTAGGCATTGAGCGAAACCGTGCGCGCCTTGCGGCCGAGATCCTCGGTCCAGGGCGTGTCGCGCATCGGGTATTCGTGGGTTTCAGCGCGGCGGCCGCCGCTGGCGTCGGCGGACTCGAACTTGAATGGCACCCCGCGAAACGACGCGGGCTGCAGCAGGTCGCGCCAGCTCATGGCATCACCATCGTGCGGCCGACATCGGCCTGCACCGGCACGCGCGGGTTATCCGATCGCACCTGGTGCACGCGCGCGCGGCCGTCGGAATCAATCTTGACGTGCACGGTACCGCCCACGCGCTGCTGGCCGGCGCCCGAAACCGATGGCGCGCGCGGGCGCGAAGCGGCCGGCGCGGTCAGCTCGATGGCCTTGTCGGTCAGCCACTTCGCGGCGCTCAGCGGAGACAGCACTCTCAGCAGAATCGCCCCGACATTGCTCGCCTTGTTCGAAATCCATTCCCAGAATTTTCCGAACCAGGCTTTCAGCGTGTCCCAGTTTTTGTAGATCAGGTAGGCGCCACCCGCCAGCACGGTGATGAGGAGGCCGATCGGGTTGGCCATCGCCACGCGGCCGAGGATCACCAGGGCTTGCACCACATTCTTGAGGATTGCCACCCCCAGCAGCCGGAACAGCCAAGCGAGGCCTGAAATGACGGGGGCGATCGCCTTGCCGATGCGGAAGAACCATCCGAGGATGGGCGCCACCAGCGCCACATAGCGCAGCACGCCGGCCAGCGCGAGACCTGCCGCGCCGAGTCCGATCGAAAGCGCCGCGAACGCCAGCACGCCCAGGCCTACCAGCTTGGAAATCGTGGGCCACTCCTTGATGAACGCCCCGACCGACGCCGACACATCGTTGAACCACTGCGCCAGCGCCTTCAGTTCGGGCCCCATCGCGCCGGCGAAATCGGCCAGCATGGTGCGGAAGGTGCCGGTCGCGGCGTCCCACACGTTGGTGAGCGTCTGCAGGTTGGCTGCCACGCGCTTGTTGAGGTCGGCCTGCGCCTGCATGCGCTCGATGACCTGGCGGTACCCGCCGACGCCCTGTTCCATCAGCGTCGAGGCGACAGCCAGCGCCTCGCTGCTGTTGCCAAACAGCGCCGTCAGCACATCCATCCGGTCGGACTGGTTAAGGCCGCGCAGCTTCTCCATCTGCGCCAGCAAGTTCTCGATGCCTGCGAAATTCCCCGCCTTGTCGACGAAGCGCATGCTCATGCCGAACTTCGCCAGCTCCTTGTTGGCCGACTTGATGTTGCCCGCATCCATCACCTGGCGCAGGATGGCGCTGAGCCCGGAACCTGCCGTTTCGCCTGATGCGGTGACCGGGATCAGCATGGCGAACAGCGGCGCGAGCGCGTCGGCCGATGCCTTGCCCTGCAGCGCCAGCGCCTTCAGCGCGCCGCCGCTGCGGGCGAATGCGTATTCCATGTCGCGCGGATCGATGCCGAGGTACACCGCGCGCTGGATCGTGTCCATGAAGCCGAGCATGTCGCGCTCGGCGATGCCCAGCGATTTCTGCAGGCCGGCCGCCAGTTCCGCCGCCTGGGTGTAGGGCATCTTCAGCACCACGCCGAGGTAGGCCGCCGCCTCGCCGACGCCGGCAAGGATCGTCCGCGCCGGCACGCCCTTGCGCACCAGCACGTCGAACATCTCATAGAAGTCTGCGGTGGTGCCAGGCAGGCGGTTGCCGAGTTTCTTGGCCAGCGCGTCCAGCTCGCCGAAACCGGCCGCCACGCCGCTGCGATCCATCAATGACGAGCGCAGTCGCGTGGAGGCGTCTTCCAGTTCGGCAAATGCACTGATCGGCTGCTGGATCGCGGCCGCTGCAGCCGTGCCGGCGATCAGCATGTCGCGGCCGAAGCGGTCGCTGACCTCGCGCACCTTGTCGATCTTGGCGCGCAGGCCCTCGAACCGGCCCTCGATGTTGCGGATGACCGGAGAGATCTTGTTGACCGCCGAAAGCACCAGCGCGAACTGCAACATTTCCATATGCTATGCTGGCCCCATGACGAAAAAACTCTGGGAAACCTTCCTCGGTCTGTGCGGCGTTGCGGTCATCGGCTTCGCGGTGTGGCTCGGTTTTGCCGAGGGTTTCGCCTCGGCCCTGATCTTCCTGGTGTTCGGCGCGGTGTTCATCGGCGTCGTCGCACTGTTCGTGGAAAAGATCGGCAACGTCCTCGACAAGGTCTTCAGTCCCCGCCGCTAGCCGCTTCCCGCTCCCGGCTGATCCTCTCAGCCTGCGCCCCCCAGAACTCCAGATCGTCCAGCGTCATCGCCCACAGCTCACTCGGCTGGAAGTGAAACACGTAAGCGATATCGCCGATCAGGTCGTGCCAGTTTTCTGGGAGGCGGGCAAAAAATCGCCCACCTTGTCCATCACCGCCATCGTGTCGGTTGCGTTAAGCCGATCGATTACGCTGGCAGGAACGCCGGAAAGAATGGCGGCGAGGTCGAGCACCATTGCGAATGGCTTGACCGAGTCCAGTTGACGAAAATCCTTGCCCACCGGCTCACGCAAGGTGAGCTTGTCGATGGTTTCCTCGCCGAACTTGATGGGCTTGGTCAGTGGAATCACGATGCTGTTATCCATTTCAAACCTCCTCGCACGACAGGCCGTTAAACACCAGGCTGACTTCGCCCTTGCTCATTTCGATGCTCTTGGCGCACCAGGCGTTGCGCAGCACGTAGACGCGGCCGGTGTCGGCCTCGAACTGCACGCTGGCGTCGGTCAGGTCAGCCAGCGCCTTGAGGTCGGTGTCGGCCATGTGGCTGGTGGTGAATTCGATGCTCGGTGCGATGAGCTTTTCGGTGAAGCCGTGGATGCTGTCGTCGCCGACGACCGCCTCGCGCTCGGCGCCGCCCAGATTCAGCTTGGCGCCCTCTTTTGAGCGCATGCGCTCGCCGTTGATCGAGATGAAGACCCGGCCGGTTACTTTGTTTGCCATGATGAGACCCTGTGTTTACAGACGGAACTGGACCGCCGCCGCGAAGACGCGGAACTGGTTGACGACGTCGGGCGGGATGACTGCGTTCACCCGGTTGGGATCGGCGTCACTGCGCACGACGATGAGATCGTTCTTGAACTGGTCGAAGTTCTCGACCAGCCCCACCTCCTCCAGCTCGCGGAACAGGCCGAACAGCTCGGCGCGGATGCTGCGCGGGGTGACGATGGCCTGGCCGGCGGCGAACTGCGTGCCGTCGTCGGCGAGCTTGAAGCGGGGGTAGCGCAGCGCAATGCGCGCGCGCACGGCGTAGCGGATGTAGTCCACCGTCCACTTGGTCTCCAGGTCGAGATAGCTGATGTCCTCGATCCCGAAGGCGTTGGTCTGGTAGGTGGTGATCACGCGCTCGATGCGCACCGTGCCGTCCGGATCCACGGTGAAGGTGCTGATGCCGTCGCGGAGCAACAGGTTGCGCTCTTCCAGCGTGAAGCGGTCGGTGATCGACGGCGACAGCACGCCGGGCAGCGCCAGGGTCTGGAACGGGCGGGCCGGGTCGATCGCGCCGTGGAACTCGCACACCGCGCCGAACACGCTGGCAAGGATCCACGGCGAGGTCGGCACTTTCTTGGCGCCGACCAGCGTGGTGTGCGGGCTGTTGCGCGCCGCGCCCAGGGCGGCCAGGGTGCCGTAGGTGCCCGAGACGCCGGCGAACACATGGCCGGTGCGCTGCGCCATCGGGCCCCAGCGGGTGGACATCTCGGCTTCGCACTTGGTGAGGTTGGACACGTCGGACCAGCCCGAGACGATGCTGTAGTACTGGTCGCCGCCCAGGCTGGCAAACGCGGTCAGCACGTCCGGGTTGGCGCTGCCGACCACGCTCTGCGCGATGGCCGACACTAGGCCCACCGGGCTGGCGTCGTCGCTGTAGTAGTTGACGCGCAGATCGAGCGCGTTGCCCATTTCGCCCTTGTGGCGGCAGGTGATGGTGACCACCGCGGCCACGGCCGCAGCCGTAACCGGCAGATCGAGATTGGCGTTGATCGCGGCGGCCAGCTTGGTGGCGGTGGCGGAATTGGACTCGCCTGCCGCAACGGCAGCTTCCACCCGCACGCCGCCGACGTAGAGCCGCAGCGTGCCGGCGGCGGCGACCACACCCGACAGGGTGACGGTGTGCGCGCTGGCCACGCCGGCGACGTTGTCGTCGAGCGCCACCGCCCACATTTCGGTGTAGGCGTTGGCGGTTTTGGCTGCGGCCACCATGTTGGCGAGCTGCGAGCCGCGGCCAAAATAGTTGATCGCTTCCGCCGCGCTGGAAATGCGCGTGGGCACCGCCTGCAGCACGGTGCCGGCGGCGAGACGCTGGCCCATGACCAACAGGCGCCGGCCCTGAGTGGGCAGGCCCTTCAGCGCGCGGCTGTTGTCGATTTCGATGAACTGGCCCGGGGTGCGGATATCGACCGGGATTTCGTTGAAGTTGATGTTTTCGGGCATCGCTTAATCCTTTTTGGGCTTGGCTGTGGCAACCGCGACCACGTCGCCATCGTCCAGGCGGCGCGTCCAGTAGCTGTTGAGTTCGACAGGCTCGCCCGCCGCAGCGAGCGGCTTGCCGTCCTGTTTGCGCACCACAACATCGGCGGCGGGTTTGAGGGTTACGGTTTGCATCACGGCTCCTGGGGCAGGGTTACGGTATCGGCCGCGTCAGGCGCGGCGATGGTGGTGGAAGGCGGTTCCGCCAGCCAGCCGGAATGCGCGGCCGGTGTGGTCGGGGCGATGTCGTAGTCGGCGTGGAAGGTTTCAAACGGCGTGAGCAGCGCGGCCAGGTCGATCTGGTCGGGCAGGTCCACCTGGGTCGAGCAGGTGATCTCGCCCGTGTGGACGCCGTATTTGTCGGCGTATTCGCCGGCGTCGGGACGGAAGTTGCCGAGCACGTAGCCCGGCTCGCCGAGGATCGCCGCCATCACGCCTTCGGCCAGGTCGTAGAGGCCGAGCACAATGCCGTCGCCCTGGCGCGCCGCCTGGTGGCCGCGAAAGTTCTGCGCCACCACCCACAGCGAATAGCGCACCGTTGCCAGGTCGCCGCTCACATCCACCGCGCGCACGCTGGCAAACACGCCGGGCGGTTTGGCCAGGGCATCGATCAGCCCGCGTTCGGTAAGCGACGGCAACACCTCGACGCGCCGGCAAAGCCGGCCGATGGCCGAGTTGCGGACGACGTCGAGGAGTTCGGCTTCGGAGATCATGGCCCGGACTTTGCGCGCGCGCGGGGCGCGGCCGGGTTTAACGCGGGTTGGTTTTTACAGGCGGCGTTTGGTCAGGCGGCGCGCACCGGAAGAATCGCCGCCCGCACCCGCACATCGTCGCCATGCGTGGCCTCGCAGCGCAGCTTGTAGTTGACCAGGTCAACCCCGGCCGACACCCGCTGCAGCACGCTGGTGCCCTGGATCTGCAGCGCGCCGTCGAGCATCGCAGCCATAGCCGGATCCGCGCCGTTCTGCAGCGCCACCGTCACCACCGCGCTGTCGATCGCCACCAGTTCGCCGTCGAACTCGAACTGCAGCACCACCGATTCGGCAGGGTCTTTGTCGGGGAGCATGGCGGGGGTTGGGATCACAGCGTCACCCGGAAGATGCGGCGGCGTGAGCGGATAACGTAGCCTGGTGTGGCGACGAGAAGCGCGCGGCCGTCAGCGGTGAGCCGGGAGTCGGCGGTGAGGGTGGAGTCAGCGGTGATCATTTTGCCTATCTTGGATTGAGTTAAAAACTCAGCGGCATCATTATTGAACGGTGCCAATTCCTTGCGACTTAACCCGGAACGTAGTTGTGCCGCCCTGATATTTCATCATCACCCTTCCATATAACGTGCATGCCGTAATTACCCCAGAACTCACAATCAGCGGAGGAGTACGGATCGTCAGAACATCACCGTTTTGCCAATCTGGCTGCGCGTTCCCTGTTTGGTTCTGGATGTAATACTGGAAATCATTTGTGGTTCCGTTATTGATTCGCGGCATGATTTCGACTGCATGCAGGTTTTCAGCGCCGCTGACAATCTCAACCTCAATAGACGGGCTGATCTGCGCAGCTCCAGATATGGCTAATGTGCCAAAATTAAACGAGGAAATGTCTACCGGATTTGGTCCTACAGATGCCGGCACTGTGACAGCGACCAAAAATCCGGGCTGTTCGGCGGTGGCAACGTAAGAGGTGACGTTTGCAGATCCTGAAATGGCAGCGCCCGTCGGAACCGTGCCGCTTACGTTCGTCCCACTGGCCGCACTCGTTCCGCCGAGTGGCATATTTGTGGAATTTACTGCATACCCTGTTTTCCATTCCCGGCTAATCCGCTGCAATGTTGCGGCAATTGGGCGAGCGTTGACGATAGCCCCCTTAGTATTTGGATGCACCGATGAATCAGTAAATATCGGACTACCAGACGTGCCAAGCGGTGTCCCAGGGGATGCCGGATTTTCATATCCATCCACACGTGCCACAAAAATGCTGTGCCCATTATCTAGAGACAGCATGTGATCGCGTATTTGTTGATACGCCAGAACCTTATCTGGTGTGTTGTAGCTGAATGAAACGCGTGGGGTAGCCAACAGCAGAACGGCCCCCGGATAGCGCCCATGCGCATCACGAATGAACTGCGCCAGGCTCTTTTGCATATTGACAAAAGTAGCACCACCAGCAATATCGTTTTCCAGCAACGCAAGCCCAACGATGCAATCCGGGGCGACAGCCGATGTGCGTAGCATCGACCACACCTGCCCCTCAAGATCAGCCAGGATGGTAGGCAACGTTTGCCCGGAGTACCCATACACACCGAACAAGTCCATGCGCGTGGTGGCCGTCATACGCTTCCAACGCAGCGGTGCGCCAGACAGGTCGTTGGCTTGGTGAATTTCGCTGGCGTTGTTCCAGTATGTCCCTGAATATTTACCTTGCGCAGCGATCGAGTTGCCAATTACCACTGTCGTCATCTGCAGTTTTGGAATAGACGCACCGATACCAATCGTTTTCGCCGACACCATATCCAGCAGACCGATGACGTCGCTATTCGCATTTCGAACAGCCGGAAGAGTTAGCGCTAAATAGGTGCTCCCCGTCCACCGATACTGCGTACCATTATCTATCGTGACGTACAGCCTCCCAGCAACACCAGTCACCGGCAGCGCGGACGCGTTCGCCACCAACTCGGTCTTCGCGCCATACAACTCAGCATCGTTCGCATTGACCTTACCGAACGCGCTATAGAGCGTTTCGCCTGTCCCGTCACCCGCCGTGGCGCCCCGGTTAATGGCTTGCTGATCGGCCTGCACGGCCGGCATGATGCCTACCAGGGCGACCAGGAAGAGGATTAGGTATCGTCCGAGCAGTTGCTTCATGTTTGTTCTCTCTCTACGCGCACGGGGCTTGCGCCCCAGCTCTCAAATTCAGTAATCCCGATCGCCGAACACGCGGCCGCCGGAGACGATCTCGGGCAGGCCGGTGGCCGGCGGGGGCAGGGTTTGGGTGAGCGCGCCGAGGCTGGCGCGGCCGGCGGACACGTCGCGCAGCCAGGCGATGCGGCGCTCGTAGGCGCGGGTGACTTCGTCCGGCACCATCGCGCCGTGCAGGCGCTGGCGGGCGATGTCGCAGGCGCAGTCGCGCAGCACGTCGGGCACGGCGGCGAGCGGCAGCTGGTGGCGGCTGGCCAGGTAGCTGTCGATCTCGGCCTGGGCGGCCGACAGCGCACGCTCGGCCACCGTCGCGTCGGGCACGCCGAGGGGCGGCATGGCGCGGTCGGTGATCTGCACGATCTCGTCTTCGCCGAAGGCGAGGACGAGGTCGGCCAGGGTGGCGTAGTTCACTCGGCGGCCTTGGCGACGGGCGTGACGACCAGCTCGCGCTCGGCGAGCAGGCGCTCGATGTCGCCTTCGGCCAGATCCTCGACGGCCACCTCGACGCCGGCGGCGGGCCAGGCGCGGCCGCAGCGGCGGAAGCCATCGGTGCGGGCGGCGATGTGGTAATGCGTCACGACGGCGGGGTCGGCCTTTGTGGGATCGGGTTGCTTGTCCTGCGTTTCGCCCGCACCGGCGTTTTCTTGCGTTTTATCCGGTGCGGGGGCGCCCGTGCCCGCGGCTGAGGTATCGGGTGCGCCTGGCTGGGCCTGCGGCGCGCCGGCGGGATCGGCGGTGGGCGGGGTCGGTGCCTTATCCACGGGCGGGGTTTTCTTGGGTGCTGCAGCAGCGGTGCGTGTTCCTTTTGCCATGACTTGCTCCTGGTGATTTCGATGCCGCTTCTACGCGGGCCTGTGTCGGGTACAGCCGGTTTACCGATGGCGGCTGTTGCCAGCCGCCATGAATCAACCTGCTGCGATTAGCCCAGGAACGGGTTCACGACCAGCTCGACCGCCTTGTAGTTGGTGTTGTTCTCGCCAGCGGCCAGGTATTCCTTCTCGATGATGGCCTTGGCAGCCGCGCGGTTGGAGGGGCCGCACACCAGGTGCGTGGCCTGCACCGGCAGCGGGGTGCCGTCGGGGCGCTTCTGGGTTTCCAGCACCAGCTGTGCGGCGGCAAAGCTGGCGGCATCCAGCGTGGCCTTGGAGCCGTAGGCCAGCTGGTGGAAGCCGAAGCCCGCGACGTAGCGCGCATCGACGCCGTAGAGGTACTGGTTATCCAGGAACGCGTTGAGGTCGGTGTCCTTATCGAGGCTGACGAAGTTGGACGGCGAGCGATCCTGGAAGATCAGCGGCTTCATGAAGTTGCGCGACAGGTCCATCAGGAACCACGGTGCGCCCGCGCCGCCGCCGGTGTTGCTCCATGCCACTTCTGCGCCGGTGGCGTCGTAGCCGACGTGATCGGTGTCGAAGAAGTACTGGCCATCGAAACCCTTGACGGCGAAGCCGGTCGGCAGCAGGCCCCACACCAGCTGGTCGGGATGGCGCCCGGCGATCTCGCCCTGGATCGAAAACATCGGCGCGTAGATGCCGAGCTTGTCGTCGCGGATGTTGTCGGCATTGACGCCGATGGTGTGCTCGTAGTGCTTGTTGATGAGCTTGGCACTGGTGGCTTCGAGGTTGTGGATGACGCGCTTGCCGATCCACTCGCGCATGCCGGGCATTTCCTTCATCCAGCCATAGTTCTCGGCATCGGCGGTGGACGGCACACGCATGGCGACCTGGCCCCAGCTCGGCGCGACGCTGCCGAAGCCTTGCACGAATGCCGCATTGAAGCCCTGCTGCAGGGCGAGGAGAGTTGCTGCGTTAATGATCATGATTGCGATCCTTTACTGGCCGAGGCCGATTTGAACCCACACGCCGTCGGCGTCGACGGCTTCGATCTTGCCGGCGCGGCTGCGGGTGTTGGTGCCGTTGGTTTTGGCGACCGTCTGGTCGTCGACGATGTAGCAGTCCGCGCCGACGTCGGCCTGGGCGATCAGATCGCCGGCCGCGCTGTTGGCGAACTTGAAGGTGCCGCGCTTGACGCGCACCGACGCATCGCCGGCGGCGACGGCGGTGGCCGTTTCCTCAAAGCGGCCGATGGCGACCAGGTTGAGCGCGGCGGTGCCGGGCGCGGCATAGCCGGCGTTGAGCACAGCCAGGCCGCCCTGCTGGCAGGTGGTGGCGGCCTTGACGGGGAAGCCGGAAACATTTCCCGACCGTTCCTGGGTGTTGCGTGCAGCTGCGAGTGCGGCCATGTCTCAGTCCTCCTTGATCTTGCCGGCGGCGAACTGCTCGGGGGTTTGCCCCAGCGCTTTCATCACCGCAGTGTTGGTTGCATCGTCGACGGCGCCGCCCGCGCCACCAGGGCCGCGTCCGCGCGTTTGCGTACCGCTGAGCGCGGCGATCGCCGGGGTTTTTTCGATGTAGGTCTTGAGCGCGGCAAGGTTGGACTTGCCGAGATCGCGCGCCCAGCCTTCCATCGCCGGCAGCAGCTTGCCTTCGTCGAGCGCGGCGCTGATGACGGTGTCCAGCTCGCCGTCATTGAGGCGGGCGCTCAGCGCGGCCAGGTCGGTCTGCAGCTGCGTCACGGTTTCGATCGGCACGTATTTGGCCGGGTCGGGCGACTGCGTTTTGAGCGCAGCGGTTTCGGTCGTCAGCGCGGCGATCTGCGCTTCTTGCGTGCCGGTATTGGCCTTGAGCGCGGTGACGGCGGCCGTGATGTCCGCCTCGCTCGCGTCTTCGGCCAAGCCCAGCAGAATGGCTAGTGCCTTCATGGGTCGGTCCTCTTTGATGGTGGGCTCTTGCGAGCGGGTGAAAAACTCGGTCGCCAGCGCCGCCACGGCATCCATGCCGTCGAGCGCGGGATTGTTGGTGAGTGCGGCCATTTCGACACGCAACACTTCGCCGGTCTTGGGGTCGTAGCCCAGCACCGGGCTGATGAACTTGTATTCGGCGGCCTCGATCATGGCGCGGGCCTTGTCGGTCCACTGCACGTCGGTGGCGAACAGGCCGACGCCCTCGCGCCAATCCAGCGACTTGAACCAGCCGGCTGCAGGCGCGGGCTGACCGTTGTGCTCGCTGGCCAGGGTCTGGTGTTCGTAGTCGATGACGAAGGGGGTTTTGCGCGCAGCGGCGAGCGCCGCCACTTTAGCGGCGGACCGAGCATCCATCCGAAAGCCCGGCAACCCAGCCGGGCGGCCGTCGCGCGCCTTGAAGATGCCGGCAGGCGTGAGCTGGATCTCGGCTCCACCAGGAGCGAGAGCGAAAGAAAGCGCGGCGTATCCGATCAACATGCCGCGCAGTGTCGACCCGCGCGCGCGGGGGTGGCGATTAACCGGGGTTAGTTTTTGGAGGGCATTCGGATGGGCTACAGTGCACGCACCACCGCTACCGAGGGAACGAACATGCACGCCATAGCCATCCTAATCGGCGGCACCATCATGGCAGGCGCAGGCCTGCTTGTGATGCTGCTCATCGCCTGGCTCATCGCACGGCTTGTCGCCGACGCAGCGTGGCGCGGGCTCGGCGCCTGGCTCACCCTCCGCGAGCTCGAAGAGGCCGTGAGTGAGTGGAGGGAACGCCACCCGGAGAAAGCGGCGAGAGCAAAGAAACGTCACGAAGCCGAAACAAGGAGCACATCATGATTGGGATCGAAGTAGAAGACGCCGAGATGCAGCGTGTGCTGCGCAGGACTATCAATGCCGTCGAACGCCCGCAGCCATTGCTCAAGGCCATCGGTGAAATCCTGGTCGACTCGACCAAGCAGCGCTTTGCCACGAGCACAGGGCCGGACGGGAAAGCCTGGGCCGAAAACTCGGACACCACGATTCTAAATTACCTGCGCAAGTACAAAGGTACATTTGGCAAACGTGGCGGCCTGACCAAGAAGGGAATGACCAGGCTGGTATTCAAGAAGCCCCTCATGGGGGAAACCAAAATGCTCTCGCTGCGCATCAACTACAAAGTCGAGGGCGATACGCTGCACGTCGGCACGCCCCAGGAATACGGCGCCATGCAGCACTTCGGAGGCAAGAAATCCCAGTTCCCGAATTTGTGGGGCGACATCCCCGCCCGGCCGTTCCTCGGCGTGTCCGATCATGACCGCGAAAGCATCCTGGATACCATGCGGGATTTTGTCCAGGGTCTGAAGTGAGCAAATCACTCAGCAAGTGATCCGACACCCGGCACGGCGATGCCGGTTTGTGACTTCCAACCCGCTCACAAACCGTTTTTATTTCATCGGACGGCTCATGGGCCGTCAGATGGTTTTTAAACGCCTCAGATTGGCGATTTCATGGATCGATCATTTTGACCGAGAGCAGCTTGCCGTCGAGATCGGTATCGGCCACCACTTCGTTCAGCACTTTGCCGCCGTATGCGTTGGCGCCGCGAAACTTCATGTGCACGAGCAGCTGGTCGTTGCGATCATAGAAGCGCGTTTCCACGTGTTCGAAGCTGCCCGGATCATGCATGGTCGATTTGACCCGCTCGACCAGATTGCGCTGCGAACCATCCAAGGCGCTGAAATTGGACTCGATTCTTCTCTGCCTGACCTGCTCGGGTGTTTCCGGTGGCCGAGTGAACTCATCGTATGCGACATATAGGGTTGCAAATGATACCGAGCACACTGCAAGGAATGTGAACCCCCTGGCGCCCTCAGACCACCGAAAGCGGTCACCGAAATACACCCCCGCCCAAACCCCACAACCAATAGCTACAGCAATGAATAACCAGACCATGCGGCCCCCTGTGTTTTGGAATTTTATTGGTCAATTCTAAGCCGCCTTGTCGCACTTCCGCGCGCGCTCCATCAGGTCGCACGCGAGCACGTTGGCGATCCCCACACCAAACATCGGGTTGCGGTGAGCCTCGCCGGCGGCGTCGACGAAATAGGCGCGCCGCTTGAGGATGGCGCCGTAGGCCAGGCCGATCATGCGGCCGGCGCGCGCCTCCTGCAGCAGATACTCCAACGTCTCCACCAGGTCATCCGATGGATGAAGCTGAATGAGCTGGAACGGCGGCTTCACGAACCACCCCTCGTAGTCGGCTTTTTGAACCGCTTCTCCGGTAGATCAGAGGGCCGGTCAGCAATTCGTCGCGGCAGCTCACGCTCTGGGGGTGGCTCGCCCTGACTGGAAAGCATCCTGAGCGCGGCAGCGCGCACATCAGGCGAACTGCTGCGATAGCCTTTCAGTAACAACGTTTCGTCATCACTTAGGCCATAGGTCTCCACATTCTGATTTGCCGGATACGTCACGGCCTCGCCATGCAGCAGCCACTCCAGCGGCTTGTTGTATGCCTTGGCGAATCCCTCCAGATATCGCCGAGCAACCTGCCCGTGCGTGCGCCACGCCGCCAGAGTTCGCTCCGACACATCGAAAGCCTGCGCGTAGCCAAACCCGAGCGGCTTGCCAACCGCGTCGAACATACGATCGAGCACGGCCTCGATACCGTCTGACGACTCCGCGTGATAGCCGTCCGCGAGCGGAGCCTCACGCCTTCCTGTGAGGACGTACAACACGTCCACCCCGACGCGCTCAACCTCCGCCAAGAAGGCTGCATTTGGCGTGGCCTTGTCGGCCTCCCACTCGATCTGGGTCTTCTTGGTCTTCCCGCCCAGCGCTGCGAAATCCAACTGGCTGTAGCCAATTCGCTCGCGCTCTTCACGAAGCCGCTTCCCGATGGTCACAAAAATATCTCCTAAATCCCTTGACAGGTAACTTTTTTGTTACCACAATCACAGCCATACAGTTTCACATCGCTTCACAGCGATACCCGACAGGAGCCAGGCCATGACCAAGGCACAAGCCAACCATATCAAGCACCGCCTCCGCGAGGAGGGCCACACCATGCGTTCGTGGGCCATCGCCCACAACTTCAAATATCGCGACGTCTCAGACGTCGTGCGCGGCGTTCGCCGGGGCTACTTCGGGGAGGGCAGAAAAATCTGCCTTGCCCTTGGCATCAACCCCGACGCAGAAGAAAGGATGGCCGCGTGATGCGCCCCGATCTTCTGTCCCGCATCAGTGATCTGGCCGGTGAGCAGGTCGCCGAAAAGATCGTTTCCGAATACGGCGGCGAAGCCTGTTACATCCGCAAGAGCCTCAAGCCCGGCAACTTCGTCCGCTGCGGAGACTGCGCCCATCACGTCCTTGAAAATCGCCGCCCCGGTTACAGCCCCGACGTTTGCTGCGGAATCACGCACGCCTGGACGAGCCTCCAGCATTGGAGAGCGTGCGACAAGTTCGATCGAGCAAACCCCGATTTTCTGAATCTGGCAAAGCACTTCGATCTCCCCCTCGACGCGATAACGCGAATCGCCGCCGGCATCAAGTCGACGACGCCCGAATCCCTGGCCGCCTGATCAACCCACCACCGGAGGCAACACCATGCAATGCACGATCACCCACCCCCACGCGCAGGCCGCCATCCAGCTGGCCAACCTCGACCGGCCCAAGCGCGCCCACGTCAATCTGGTACTGCGCAACACCGGCACGCCGCGCAACCTCTACACCCTGGCCTGCCTGCTGCGCACCGCGCAGATGGTAGACGAGATGGACGCCATCGATGCCATCAACGCTGCGCATCCGGCCATCGTCGCCAAGGCTGCGTAATCCGATGAACGAATTCTACCTACTGACACTTCGTTGCATAGGCGCAAATGCAGACTTTGTTTGCGAGCACCTGGCACAAGGGGGGCGCAATGCCTAAGCGCAATTGGAGGACGTTCAACCCGAAAACGCTGCGCGACGCGATCGAGGGCTGCAAGGACTACGCCCTGGAGAAGCACCGCCGCTCGGTCGACCAGATCGCCGAGCTGGCGGGCGAGGACAGCCAGTGGACGGTATATGGCTGGCTGCGCGACGGCTCGATCCCCGGCCGCAAAATCAAGACATTCCAGCACGCCTGCGGCTGCGACTTCATCACGCGCTGGCTGGCGCATAGCAGCGGCATGTTGCTGATCCCCGTGCCGCAGGGGCGCGCGTCCGGCGTGGACGACGTGCACCGGCTGCAGGAAGCACTCAATGGCGCGGTCCGCGCGCTGCTCGGCTTTGCCACCGGCGACATGGACTCAGACCAGGTGGGCGGCGAGATCAACAGCGCGATGGAAGCGCTGGCCTGGCATCGCGAGAACGTCGCGCGATCGCATCAACCCGACCTGGACTTTCCCCGCCATGAGTGAACGCATGCCTGAACCCGAGCGCAAGACCCAGTACACCTGCGCCGCGCAGCAGCGCCTGCTGGCCGTGATGATGGCGCTGGCGGGCCATGAGATCGACGGGGTCTCGATGATGGAGATCACCACTGCCCTGGCCACGCGTGCCGGCAAAGACCCGAAGAACCAGAAGAACAACATTTTCCGCGACCTGCACAACCTCAAGGAAGCCGGGCTGGCCGAGCAGCTGCCCGATTCCGAGCGCTGGCGGCTTGCCCCGCGCCTGGTGCAGGTGGCCACCGCCTACCAGCGTCACCTCGACCGTGCGGCCGCGCGCCTGGATGAAACCCGCCAGCGCTACAGCCGCGACATCTGACCCATCAACCCGGAGAGACCATGTCACAAAGAACCCACACCCCCGCTGAAATCCACGCCGAACCCGGTTCGCTGCCAGCCGCACACGCCATCACGCTGGCGGAAGAGCGCGAGACGAACGACCTCGAACGCGAGGCGGCATTCGAGGCTGCCCGCCTGGTTGGCAACATCGAGGCCGCCAGATTTTCTGCCCTGTGCGCAGAAAAGGTGATCGTCGAGACTTTCCTAAAACTCAAGAAAAACAAGGCTTATCGCGCAATCGAGGTCCGGGACGACGTCGGAAATCTGCGCCGCTGCGCAGATTTGGAGGAGTTTTGCGGGCGGTTTCTGGGTGCCTCCTACCGCAAGGTGAAGGAGCTGGCCGACAACTACCACCTGGTTGGGGCCGACTTGTTTGAACAGGCCGAGCGGATGGGCTTCAAGCGCAACGACTACCGCGCCCTGAAGGCGCTGCCAGCAGACGATCAGGAAGCGATCAAGGCGGCCATGCAGACCGACGACCGCGACCAGATACTCGACCTGATGCAGGAACTGGCGGTGCGCCACGCCAGCGAGAAAGCCGCACTGAAAGCCCAGACAACGGAAGCCGAGGAAACCGCCGAGGCCCGCAGCGAGGTGATCGCCGGCAAGGAAGCCAAGATCAACGAACTGGAAGAGGCCAACCACAAGCTGAAGCGCCGGGTGGAAACCGCGACGCCCGACGAGGTGGCGCTGGAAATCCGCAAGGAAGCCGACCTGTTCGCCTTCCGCGCCGAGCACGCCGTCAACAGCGACCTGCGCCAAGCCTTCGAGGCACTGGCCAAGCAAGGCGGCAACCACTCCGAATACATGCTCGGGCTGATCACCCAGATCGAACTGGCAGCCAGCGTGCTGCGGGCCGACTTCGGGCTGCTGAAGGCCGGACCGGACGGCGACCCCACGCCGTACTGGGAACGCAACCCGCAGCCCGCAGTGAACTGATCGACACCCGCCCGGAATCACCATGCCTACACCCGCCCTCAACGAACGCCTGGTCCAGATCGCGCAAGCTGCGCGCATGGCACCGCACGGCCAGAAAAGCCGGGTTTATGCCGACGCCTGCGCCGAGCTGGAGATGTCGCATGCCACGCTGCAGCGGCATCTGGCCAAGGCCGCCTACCGCGACCCGCGCAAGCGGCGTTCCGATGCGGGCGACGTGGCGCTGACGCGGCCCGAGGCGGAAATGATCGCGGCCTATATGCGCTCGAAAACCCGCGCCACCGGCAAGCGCCTGTCGTCGCTGGACGAAGCGGTGAACGTGCTGCGGGCCAACGGCGAGATCCGCGCGGTGCGGGTGGAGAAGTCCAGCGGCGAGGTGCTGCCGCTGTCGGTGTCGGCGGTGGCGCGCGGCATGAAGCAATACGGGCTGGACATCGACACCCTGACTGCCCCGGCGCCGGCGGTGGAAATGGCCGCCAAGCACCCGAACCACGTGTGGATGCTGGACGCCTCGATCTGCGTTTTGTATTACCTGCCCAAGGGCGGCCTGGCGGTGATGGACGCGGCGGTGTTCGAGAAGAACAAGCCGGCCAATTTCAAGAAGGTGGAAAACGAGCGGGTGTGGCGCTACGCGGTGGTGGACAAATGCACCGGCGCGATCTACGTCGAGTACGTGTTCGGCGGCGAGTCGGGCAGCAACGTGGCCTCGATCTTCCTCAATGCGCTGCAGCAGCGTGAGTCGTATCCGTTCTACGGCGTGCCCTGGATGATGTATGTCGACCCGGGCTGCGCCAACACCAGCGCGGTATTCAAGAACCTGTGCAAGGGCCTGCAG